GGACGGCGAGTACTGCGAGTTTGGCAAGACGCCGTCGAAGGAAACGTACGACACGGGCTTTGCGTTTGTGCTCCCGGTTCAGCAACACCTCGATGCGGTTGACGCGCTGATGAAACGGTGCACGAAGAAGATGTACATGACCATCTGCGAGACCGAGACGGTCCATCCCGTCTACGGCGAGCTCGTCCGCCGGTACAAGACCCTGTACACGCCGAGCGAGTACTGTCGCGACGTCTTTGCGCGCCAGTTTCCCGGCGGTGATTGGCGTGTCGTACGTCTGTGGCAGACGGTCTACGACGGGCCGGTCAAGTCGATCGTGCCCGTGAGCGACGCGTACACATTCTACACGATCGGCAATGTCGTCGATCCGCGCAAAAATATCAAGATGCTCCTCGAGGCGTTTGTCCGCCTCGGCATGCCCGGCACGCGTCTACTCATCAAGGCGACGTGTCACGGTCCGGTCAAATGGAACATCCCCAACGTCGTCGTGATCAACGGTCTGCTCGACGACGCGACCCTCGAGGACATTCATCGCCAAGGCGACTGTTATATCAACTGTTCGCATTCCGAGGGGGTTGGAATGGGAGCGGTCGAGGCGGCTCTACGTGACAAGCCTGTCATCATCACGTCGTACGGCGGACTCAAAGAGTATGTCCGGACGCCGTACCTAGTCGATGCGTCGACGCTGGTACCGGTTGGTGTCGACGATTTCTTGTTCACCAAGGATCTCATGTGGGGCCGGCCGTCGCTCGACAATCTCATGAAGCACATGCGTACGTGCGCCACTGAGCGCGTGACGACATGCGATCACTCCTTCACAAAGGGGCTCTTGGGTGAGGTGGGTCCTTCACTCTTGGCCGAATACTCGATCCAGTAGTTGGTCAGGTAGAGCACGAGCGCGAGCATCAGGGACGATGCAACCAAGAACGCCTGCTGGGCCTTGATATACACGACAAACTCATCGATGACCGGTACACCGATCGGCTTGGTGAGCACGCGCGGTACGACCATGATGATCAGAGCATTGATGATCAGGGCCTGCGCATACATTACTCTGATGTGCGAAAATTATTCTGGTGAGGGGATGGATGCAATCTGAACATAGCCTGGATTGGCGATGATGAGCGCCTCGCCGTTCAGGGATGACTCGTAGGCGTACAGACGAGTGCACTCGCTGGCCGTCATGACGCCGACGTAGACCCGAACATCATCGATCGAACCGGCCCACGATGTCGCAATCTGAAGCGAATTGTCGGTCGACGTATATGCCGGAACTGACACGGTCGATTCGAGGTTTCCATCGATGTAGAGCGACGCGACGTTAATGTCACCCGTGTAGGTCACGATGACATGCTGCCATTGACCAACCGATGCGCGCGCATAATTGTCGAACGTGACATTTTGTAAAACTGGTGCACCGGCAAACACCACGCTCTTGATCGTTCCAGAATCGGTCACATAGACATTGGACACAGAATCGTAAACGACGCCGATCGGCGCGACGAGGCCATTCGGGAATGTATTTTTGATCACGGTTATAATCTCGAGCTTTATAAGCGTAGCGGCACCCGTATCATTTACGTAAAGGCTCCCTACGCCGTCATAGATGATTCCGGCCGGTGTCGTGTAGCCGGTCGAAAATGTCGTCGTGACGCCGGTCGATATAACGACACGCTTTACTACTGTCAAGTCTGTCACGTACAAATACGTGCCGTTGAATGTGATGCCGACCGGAGCAGTGAGTCCCGTCGCGACTGTCGACTTGGCTCCCGTGGAAATGATGACCTTCTTGATTGTCGTACCGTCGATCACGTACAGATTATCGTTCCCGTCGTTTGTGATGCCGGTCGGCCCCGTCAGAGCTGACGCAATGACGGTCTTTGTGCCGAGCAAAGATACCCGCGTGACTGTCTTGTCCGATGTATCCGTCACGTACAGATTACCAGCCCCAGTGCTCACGAATGTGATTCCGGACAGGCCCGTAAAGCCTGCCGCCAATGTCGACACAACACCTGACGCAATGATCACCTTTTTGATCGTGTTTGTCGTCGAGTCTGCAACGTAGATGTCCGTTCCGTCGTAGGTCAAGGCTGACCCGGTTGTCGTCGCGATCTCGCCGTTATTGACCACGGCATACGGTGTGAACAGACCGTACAGTGGTACGCCGGTCACGCGAGAAACCGAACGCTGGATGATCCCACTCTTGTAGTACGCGATCGTACCATGCTCGAAGGTAATACTCAGCGTGTCGGATGTCGTGTAGGTTCCAAACGCTCCTACAAATAACCCGTTCTCATAAACGGCGAGCGTTCCGTCATAGTTCATACGCCACGCATACGCTTGTGCAAAGTATGGGTTTGACGCCGGTACGACTGTCGTTTCCGAAAATCCAAATGACATGGTGGCGTTCGTCTGCACCGGCTGAGCTGACACGTTTGCGCTGTATGTATAACTACGCGATGTGAGCGTCGCTGCGTTCCAATCATTCCCGGCCGACGTGCTCTTGGAAAGCGAGAGTGCAGTTGTGTACGCGACAGACTTGGGGACGAATGATGTCGTGTAAACCGCCACGCCGTGAACCACGCGGAGTTCATCGATGTAGCCGTAGAAACCTTCAGTCCCGGCATCGCCTATACTTCCTCGTCCGACGATGAGTTCTTGAATGCCGCCATTGTCAATCGGGCCCGAAATCAGGGCCGTCGTATCGATCGTCCCATTGATGAACAGTGTAAAGTTGATGCCCGACCGGACAATCGCCACGTGTGTCCATACATCTGTAGCGATCGTCGTAGAGGATTGTAAAAAGCCCGAGAAGTTCGTCCCGTAGAACCCGATGCGTCGATTGTCAAACGTCATACGCCACCGGTATGCGTCAGCCTCAAGTGCTGTGGAATTTCCCATGATGTGCCGGGTTGCCACGGCGGATGCCAGGGGGTATACCCAGAAATCGATGGTGAAATTGTCAGTCACAAAGCCGAAAATGTTGCTCGTCGGTGTCACGCGCATGCACGATGGAACCCCCGACTCGATCGGAAAACTGAGCGACGATCCACCAAACTTTGACTGGGCGCTCGACACGACTATAGTGCCGAGGCTGGTTGTCGGTGACGCGTACTGGCTCGAATCGACGAGACTTTCAAAATGAAACAGACCGACGATGGTTGTCGTGAATGGCGTCACTACCGTGTTTGTCTTGTTTGTCCAAAGAGGATCCAGCCCATTGAAACTGAAGCTTTGGCCGTTGTGCTTTCCGATGAACGAGTTGTTGGCCGCGAGACCGATGAGAAGATCGTCCGTCCCTTGTTGGAACAGAGACGTACCGCTCGTCCGTGAGATCCATGTCGCCATTGTGTAGTTCTTGTCCGACGGTGTGAACCCGACAACCGTGAGCGGTCCGTCGTTCGCAAACGTCGGGACGTAAAACCCTCGAGCGGCGATGTTGTATGCGAGACCGCCGAGCGCAAATGCACCATTGCCTGTCGTCGGGGCGATCTGAGTCGCAACGTACCGGTAATACGAGTAGGCTTTGGTCACGCCGGTCAAGTTCTTGGTCGTCTCTTGATCGACCGTCAAAGTCGAGCTCGTACCGGAATAAATGAGCGTCCATATGACGCCATCGTTCGACCCGCCTATTTTGTACGCCAGGGCGTTCCGACCACCAATCTCGTACGCCTTGAACGTATTCGGTACGAATGGCGTCGGGTAGTTGATCTGGAGCCATTCACCTGCAAATGAATATGTCGTCGATGTGAGTGTCATCGAGCCGTTTCCACCACCGGTGTTCAAACGGCCGCTCGTAGCGGTCGCCGACGGATTGAAATATGCGCTGCCACCAAACCCACCGAGGCCCGTGTCGCCGCCGTTCCCGCCCGTGTAGCCACCACCACCGCCACCCGAAATGAATGGGTAGGATGCATAGTTTGAGCCGCCACCTCCAAACCCCCCGGGGGCATTTTCAGTGCTATAGCCCGATCCCGCTGCCGAGCCGTTCAGGAAGGAATTTCCGCCGCCATCTCCGCCATCTCCGTCGCCCGAGTATCCGCCGCCGCCTCCCGACCCCGTGTCTCCTTGGATCCCACCGAGCCCCGTTCCCACCTGATCGGTCCGTGCACTGTTTCCGGCCACGCCGGGAGGTCCGGCCCCGCCGCCACCCGGGCCGACAAACAAAAGCGTACCGGTCGCCGGCGGGGATGCATAATTGATGACGAACGCGTCTTGGCCTCCAGCATTCGCCAGCGTACCGAAAGAGGCGTCCGAACTGTTGTAGATTGTCAGACCACCCGAGTATGTCCCGGTTGCGTACACGTTTCCGGCCGCATTGGCTGCAATGGCGTTCAGTGAGTTTGTGCCGGTCGACGTCATCTTGAATGCCTCGACACCCGTGCCAAGCAGGGAATACTTGACGATGAACGACCCGGCGCCCGTGAGCATTCTGAAGGTTGTCGCATCCGAGTTGTAGATTGTGACATCGGTCGACATCGTGCCGCCGACAAACACGCCATCGGTCGTCGTCGTGATGTCAGTCCCGACATCGGAACCCGTTCCTGCAAGTCGAGTGACCCATAGGACTGATCCGGCGAGACTGTACCGAATGACGAACGTGTCCACGTCACCGGCTGATGTCAGGGTTGTCGCAAAGGCTGTGTCATTCTGGTTGTAGGCGGTCAGGGGCGTCGGCCCGTACGATCCAGATACAAACACGGTGCTCGACGTTGCTGACACGGAAACGTTCTTTGTACTATTTTCGCTCGTGAATTGGGTCGCCCATAACGGTGTCCCGCTCAGAGTCGCGTACTTGATCAGAATACCGGGTCCGATCGAAAGCGTCTTGAATATTGTCGTACCGTCAGTGTTGTACACGTCGCATGATCCAGAAGTAAGGTACCCACTGACATAGATGCCACCGGCCGAATCGAGTGTAACTCCGAGCCCACCCGATTTTCCAATTTTCATGGCCCACAGAGGTTCTCCCGACGCATCATACTTGACGAGACACGTTGTCGTGCCGCCGGCTGCCGCTATGGTCGTGAATACGGCCCCGTTCGTATAAAGAATATTGATCGGATCAGAATAAATAACCGAAAGGTATACGCCCGTCGAATCAGCCACGAGCGCGTGAACAGTCGGCGCGTCGACCGAAGATCCGGCGATGCGGTTGACCCATTGGACGGTACCAGATGGTGAATACTTGGTGATGAACGTGTCAACTGGACCGTTCGGATTCGGGATGGTGTAGGGTGGAACGAATGCCGATCCGTCCGCATTGTAAACAGTCAGACCGGGTTTGAAGTTTCCAGCCACGTAGAGGAAATTGCTCGGATCAGTCTTGATCTGAAAATTGAAATATGGTACATTGGAAAAATTACCAATGGCAATCTGTGCCGTCCACGGAACAGTCACCCCGTCCCGCGCATACTTGACGACGTAGACGGTCGACGTCTGACCACTGAGTGTCGAAAACGTCGTTGCGGCAACATCATTCGCGTTATATACTGTCGCCATCGGCGTTGCGACACCCATTGTTCCGATGACATATGCGTTACCGGTCGAATCGAGAGTGATATTCTGACCTTTTTCACTCGCCGTGCCAGATATGCGCGCACCCCACGTCGGTTGGGGCAAGGGTGCCGGAACATACGTGCGGACATATGACGCGCCGCCTCCACCGCCTCCACCGATTGATCCTCCAGCCACACCCTTCCCACCGATGACATATTGTAGAAGCGTCTCGGACGCGAGCACGACCGTGCCCGTGATGGTCGAACCGTAGCCTCCCGGGGACGCGATTGTCGCCGACGAATCACCACCCTGACCACCCGTGAGTGCGAATGTCCACGTACCGGCTGGTACGAGTACGGTGCGGATGACTCCCGTATAGGTGTAGTCAAACCGGTACGTCATGGGGGTTGATTCAACCCCGAGGTACGTCCCTGGATTCGGATCAACGTCCCGTGCATACTTGTTGATCCCGGTGATCCACTGATCGGTATCGCTAAAAGGAACCTGGAACGGCAATGTGTAGTTGTGCGCCACGTCGAGGTACGACGACGCTGTCATGGTGTAGTTGCCGTTGCCGTATGTTTGACCGCCGATGATCGACGTGTACGACGGCGCATTCGTCGAGACGTTGAGACTCAGAGGTGGCCAAAACACATTCGGACGGGACAGGGCGCTCATAGCGACCGATCCCGTGATTTGATAACTTCCTGTATCGGTCGAGGTTGGCGAGCCGGCCGAAGAACCAAACGAAATGCTGATGCTTGGCGATGTGTACGGGATCGACGAAAGCGACGGGTCTGTCAGACTCGACTCGTAGATGTAAAGTGCCAAAATCTGGGACGACGTGAGGATACCGTCGTATACGCGTACGTCATCGATCGATCCGGCCCACTGTGATGCGACAAGCAAGGGACCGGATTCAACGACGTAGGGGTATGGCGCGATTGAATTTTGAAACGACCCATTGATATAAAAAATGAGGCTCCTCCCGTCGTACGCAAACACGACGTGCTGCCACTGATTTGCGATGAGCGATCCGCCGAGCGTGAACGGGTTTCCGACGTGCGACCCGATGTACTGGAACCCATCCGTACCAAATGTAAGTGTCGGCGTACTCAGAAATGTAGCCGACCCGGAACCTGTGTACAACAACCAACAAGCGATGGTGTACAGAGGTTGTACGGTGAATGCTGTCGACATCTATTTTTGTCGAATATTTTAAAGTGTCGCCGTGTACGTCAGTGTGATTGACGTCGACCCATATTGACCGGATGCAGTGACTATGAATGGCTGCTGGACAGCCGTCGAGTTTTGCGTCACGCCAAACGTAATCTGAGTGATCCCTTGCGACGATACGGTCACGCCGTTCGGCAAAGTGTTATATGTCCACGTGATCGGACCCGTGTTGAAGCCCGATTGATACACCGTGAATGTCTGACCGGATGTCGACGTCGAAAAGACAAACGGACTCGAGCTCGAAAGCAGCGGGGTTGAACCGGACGATGATGCGATGTTGATCGGATATGTCAGAATGAAAATTCCCTGGTAGCCATTTCCCCCGGGTATACCTCTACCAATCGCACTGCCTGCACCGCCTCCGCCTCCGCCGTAATATGTTGCGTCGCCGCCCGACCCCGAACCATTTCCGATGCCACCCCCACCCACACCCCCGAATGAATCAGTGCCACCGCCACCGCCGGCATACGTCTGTGGGATACCTGTGATTGAATATGGGAGACCTGGACCACCGGTACCACCCTTTATAACTACAGGCATATCTACTTGACCCTTAGAAATAAATGGATACACCGCCATCCATGCGAAACGGAAGCACTTCGATGCCCGCGCCACCAACTGCCGATATGAGATCGCTGCTTATGCTCACTGAAGCGCCCGTCATGGGATATTCTGATGCGAGCGTTCGGAAAACGCTTCCGTCGGTCGCGAGCAAGAGTGCAGCGTACCCACCCTGTTCGCCATACGCCGTGCTGTCGGCGAGCGGTGCACCGACGATCGCGATCGAACCCGTGTTATTCATACCGACCGAGTAGCCAAATTGCGATGTGCCGCCCGGGACGTTCACCATTGTCGCCTGAGCGTTTCCAGTCAAGACGTCATACACTTCCGCATGCCCCGCGTTGTCGTTTGCGGTCGGCGCACCGACGATGACTGTACCGCCGTCGCTGCTGATCGCGACCGAAAAGCCAAAGTATGCAAAGACGCCCGCCGTGCTGACAAACTCGCGGTAGAAAATGCCAGTCGCCGTGAGGAATGCCGCCGCGTAGCCACTACCGTTCGTCGTATTCGGCGAACCAATCAACACAATGCTTCCGTCGTACGTTACGGAGACCGAGTGACCAAAGTACTCGTCGCCCGACGGTGTATACACGACGGGGGCGACCGTTGCGTATGTCGCACCCGTGTACGCATTGACGTAACCATTGAGACCGTCGACGCCCGGTGTACCTGCGATTGCCGTCGTACCGTCGCCACTGATCGCGACCGAAAAGCCAAACTGATTGCCCGTGCCGACCAGCGACCTGATGAGCGCACCGGTCGTTCCATTGAAGACGGCGGCATATCCTGCGACAGGTGCGCCGATGATTACGCGTGACCCATCTGCCGAAATGCCGACCGAACTTCCAAACTGTGCGCCGGCACCAGCCGTGCTCGTGAATGTCCGAATGAGCGTGCCAGTGATGACGTCGAACAACCCTGCGTAACCCGCGCCGCTTGATGCGTATGGTGCGCCGACGAGAATTTTCGTCCCGTCTTCACTGATTGCCGATGCAAATCCAAACTGGGCGTACAAACCAGCCGCGCTCGTGATGATGACCGTCTTGGACCCACCAGGCCCCCCTGCACCTCCTCCGCCACCCGACGAGTTTCCTACCGTCGCAGCCGAACCTCCCTCATTTCCCTGACCGAGTGTTCCTAGGCCGGCTGCATTTGCATTTGTACCGCCGCCGCCTCCAGACCCACCCGTAAGTGCCGATACGATTGCACCTCCGAGTTGTGTTTGGTCTGTCGCGCCGGCGCCACCACCAAGTGCAGTAAAGAGCGATCCGATTGTCGTGTTGCCGCCACTCGATGGCGCGGCAGTGCCATATCCACCCTTACCCTGAACTCCGACCGTGATTGCGTAAGATCCGGCGCTCAGCGCGTAGCCTGACCGGTAAATGATACCTCCGGCACCACCACCGCCGCCAGCGTACCCACCACCTCCACCGCCGCCGCCCCCGACGAGAAGTAGATCGACCGTCCCGCTTGCGAGCATGGTGAGCGTGCTCGACACCGACGTGAAGATGTGAATCCGGCGCCCGTTGATATCCGTAACGAGGTCACCGCCAATCGCAATACCGTCAGTCACCGAGACTGAAAACGAAACGACCGATGACGACAAGTTGGCCGGATTGATGGCAGTGACGCTGATGAATGTCGTGTCCGGAATGGTCGTCCCCTTGAAAATCTTGAACGTAATGCCGAAATCTGTCTGGGACGACACGATCAGACCCTGTGGTACGCCGGTGTACTGCCATTCCAAGTTGGTCGCATTACGATTCGACTGTATCACTCGGAACGTCTGTTCATCCGCGAGTGTATAGTTTGACGACAAAACGACCGACCCCGGATTTGCGAGCGATGGTGTGGTTGACTTGGACGTGACTGTCAGATATTTCACGTCCGGCAAAAAGTATGGCGTCGCGACAGACTTTTGCAGACGAATCGAGTCACGATCGACGACCGACCCGGTGATAGCGACGTTGTACGACCCTATGCTTGAAATTGTCTGAACTTCCGCCGTTCCAAAGTTGAGCGCCATCTCGGGAAGAGTGTACGACAACGGTGTCGGCTCTGGTGGGAGCGTGCTCTCGTAGACGTACATGGCCAGGACCTGATCAGGGGACATGACGCCCGAATACGTCCGAATGTCGTCGATGTAGCCCTGCCAATCAAGACCGAGCGTGTACGGTCCGGCGATGCTCGTGCTCGCGGGCGCGACGCCGATGTATGCCTGAAGTTGTCCGTTGACGTAGATGTTCGCGATGTTATAGTCGCCGAGGTAGGTGACCACGATGTGCTGCCACGTGTCAGTCTCGATCCGCGAAAAGTTGTATCCGAACTCGACATCCGTGAATGACGACGTCGCGGTAAACATGTTCGCCTGACCGTAGAGTGAAAGCCCTGGTGGTCGGGTGGTTGTTCGTTGAAGTTCGCCGTCCTTGTAGTACGACACCTTTGTCGAATCGTACGTCACTTGGAACACAGTCGATGTGGTGTATGCCCCGTAGCCCGTATATGACGTGCCATTCTCGTAGACGATGGCTGCGCTACCCGAGAAGAGCCACGCGTAATCGAGAGACGGTACCGCGACTGACGTGGCGGTCGAGAGACCGAATGCCATGACTGATGTGGTGTCGCCGGGCGTGGCTGTGATGTACGCGGTACCACTGTACGACTGACCCGTACGTGCCAGACCGTTCCACGCCGATCCACCACTCGTTTTTGTGATGACACCGTCGACGACCGACACAAACACACTCACCGGCCATGTGATTGTGTCCGGGATGCCAAACTGTGTGCCGGCGTGCGAGCCAATATATCGCGTACCGTCTGTTCTAATCTGGACAGAGGATGCCGAGAAGATGATTTCGCCAGCCTCCCACCGTGACCATCCCGCAATTGTATAATCCCCCTGGAGATAGTACGACGTGTCGACGCGCTGATTGATGTTGAATAGCAGGGCCGATCCGTCGATGATGAACGGCATGTTGTCCGGGCCGGCTCCACCGACGAGGCCGTACGACCCATCGTAGCTGAGACTACACGACACACCAAAGAGTGAGAATGATGTTTGCTCGATCTCTTTGATGATTACGGCCGTGCCGGCATTGAAAATCGAGGCATAGCCGGACCGGAGATTGTTGACATTGCCATACGGCGTTCCAACCATGACGGAGTTTCCATCACCGCTGAACGCCACTGAAAATCCAAACTGCGAGTAGCTGCCGGTTGCGTCGATCGGCGTCGAGATGAGTGCACCGGCCGAGGAGTACACGCCGGCAAACCCTGCATTGTCACTCGCGGTCGGAGCACCGATCACGACACGTGTGCCGTCCGAGCTGGCTGACAAAGAAAACCCAAAGTAGCCGTACGTACCGGATGCACGTGTGATTGTGTTCAGGAACGTACCGGATGTAGAAAAAACGCGCACGACACCGTCCCCGTCGTTCGGCGCGCTGACAAATGCCTTGGTGCCATCTCCCGAGATTGACACCGTATGACCGTAGTAACTCCCGCCCGTCCCGGCGAGCGTCGTGACGGTTGCGTACCCGGCGCCCGAGAACACCTTGGCGTACCCGCCCGATCCTCCGACGCCCGGGGTTCCGACGAGCACCTTGGCACCATCCTCGCTCATGGACACCGAAAAGCCAAACTGATTGCCCGACCCGGTGAGCACCGTCACGAGTGTGCCCGTGGGGGCATCAAAAACAGCCGCATAGCCCGCGCCACCGTTGTATGTCGGGGCACCGACCACGCAGAGCGTCCCGTCAAAATTGATCGACACGGAATTGCCAAACGATCCCGAGATGCCGACGATTTCGGCGATGAGCGTTTCAGTCTCGACATCGTAGACGAGTGCACGGGATGCGGCCGGTGCACCGATGACCGCCGTCGTGTTATCGCCGCTCAGAGCTACCGAATAGCCAAATTGACCCATGCCGAAGGTCGGTATGAAATCAGTCTTGACGAACGACCGAGGCCAAAAGGGTGCGTTGCGCGTCCATGTGTTGAGTGGCGTCACGGTTGAATATTGGTTCTGAACTTCGCTCGGAAGAAGCGCTCGCTGAAACATTCGGAGTTCGTCGATGTAGCCGTTGAAGCCGTTGGTTGGCGGCACAGATTCATTGCCGCCGATGACGATCGTCGATGCAAAGGTTGACATATTGAACGAACCGGACTGCTGGTCCACCTGCGTGCCGTTAATGTACATACGAGACGTGTAGCTCGAGTCGACCGTGACGCAGACGTGAATCCATGCACCAAGAATAACGAGCCCGGAATCGAGACCCGTACTCGTCGCGACACTTCCAGACACACTGCTGTACGTGATGCTGAAACACGACGTGCCCGCTTCGTCAGTGATGTTGATGATGTGACCAGTGTACGGTGTCAGCTGTGACTGAAATCGAAAGGCGATCGACAGCGGGTAGCCCGTGAATGTGTTCGGCATGGTGTAGTACTGTTGTGGGAGCGCCCCGGCCGTCATATTTCCCGAAAATATGGCACACTGCCCCACGATGCCGGTCGTGAACGTGACGGGGTTGTTACGGCTCGTAATTGAGGTGTTTGAAATGACGTCAGTCACCGAGCTTTCGAAGGGTATGTAGACGTTACCGTTCGTGTACTCGAAATTGACTGAATCGATTTGCAGGCCGATGAGATCATTCACAGTGTATTGTGAAGGGAATGCGATCGCGTTCAATTCAACGAGCGTCACGACACGGTTGTACACCGCGAGGGTGTACACGTCGACGTTCGCCGCGTAGTACCCACCGGGGTACAGGCACCCGATGCAATTGTTTGCATAGGTTGCATCATAAAATGTCCCCGCGAGGACATTCGTGAGCGTACTCACATTCGTGCCGTCGATGTACATGGCGAGCGTGCCGTTATCGACTGACGGGTCGAACGTACACGCAAAGATGTACCGCCGATCCTGTGTCAGGATAGGTGAATACACCTGGTAGACCGTGCCGATCGAATCGTACATGCGGAAAATGAACGTCTGGGTTCGACCGCTACGCATGAGCATGATGTTTCCGGCGTTCGCCACGTCGAGCGTCGTACCACCCGACGTGAGTTGGGCGCAAAAAATACCCTCGTAGTACTGTTCGGTCGACGTGAACACGACGTCAGCGACAAGTGTAAACCCGAGCGTTCGCACGTTCCATACATTTGGGCCGGTGTTGATGTACCGTGACAGCGATGACACGAACTCGACATTGCTCGATGTAAATAACGGTTGATTTTCAGTCGGTGCGAGGTTCGGAATACCCTGGCGGTTCGAGTCCAAAAAGACGGTGGCGTCTTGCGGGTAGACGTCCGATATGGTCGGCATTTTGTTCGTCCCAAAGTTGATCGCCATGTCCGGATCGGTGTACACAACCTCCGCGAGGATCGGATCCTGTGTGAGACCGAGTTCATATGCGTATAACGATGCCACCTCTGTACTCGTAAGAATACCCGCATAGACGCGAATGTCGTCGATCGTCCCCGTGAAAGACCCGCCGAACGTCACGGGCGAGCTGAGATTGGGGATATAAGCTGCCGCACCGGTTACGACGACATTGGTCGCCACTTGTGATCCATTGATGTGAAGATTTGACGTGTTGAAGTCGCCGACATACGTGAGCGTCACGTGCGTCCATGTGTTGAGCGGGAAGGGGGATGCCGACGCCAAGATGGTGTTGTTCAACACGTAATTTCCGGCATTTATGCCAAACGTAATACCGGTCGTGTCGATGAAGAAGCACGGCGAAGTTGCCGTCGGATAGATCCATAGGGCGATTGAGAAATCGGTCGGTAGATTGTACGCCACGGTGAGATATTTGAGGCCGTTCAAGAGGAATGGCGAGTTGACATTTTTTGCGTTTCGGGTGATCGATCGGATCGTGACGGCGCCCGTCCTGGTCACCGCGTAGCGTCCAAACCCTGGATCGGTCAGGGGTGGTATGGTGGCTTCACCGAACGTGAGTGTAAATTCAGGCTGACCGAAGATGACGGGAATGAGAGCGGGATCACCCGAAAGGCCGCGCTCGTAGTTGTATGCGAGGAGACAGTCCGTGTCGGTCAAAATACCGTTGTAAAAAATCAAATTGTCGAGCGAGCCCGCCATGTTTGACGCGATCGTGAGCGGAGTGGACTCCGAGTACGGTGAGGTTCCCCCTACAATGTCCCGGGCGACATTCGCACCGTTGATGAAGAGGTTTGCGACGTTATAGTCGCTCTCGTACGTGACGACGACGTGCTGCCACTGATTGTCGACCGCGACGCCCGTCGCGAGCGTGAATGCAGGTGAACTCGTGTGTGAAATTGTAAAGTTTGCGCCCGCCTTGACGAGCGAAAGCGTGGGCGTGTTGATGAGAGTATATGACACAGGTGATGCCGATGTATTGATCGCATAGTACCAAAATGAGATGGAATAGTCGAGTGGAATTACATAGGGTGCAATGATAGCATACTTGGTGGGTAGAAACCAAGGAGTCACGACGTTCCGCCCGAGGCGAACCGTCTCGCGAAAGACGATCGGACCGTACGGGAAAATCTCCGCCGTTCCGGGACTCGTCACCGACGGAAAGACGTTTGAGCCAAACTGTATGCCAATGTCCGGACAGACGTAGTTGTTCGCCGTGATTGGCGTGTCGGACGTCAGTGTCGTCTCGTACGAATACAGATCGATGCACGCCTTGTCTGGAAGGGCTACAGGGTACATCCGGAAATCGTCCAAGTACCCCTTCCAGCCGTTTCCGATGACGAGCTTACCGGTCCCGGATGGTGTATACGTCGGGACGCTCGTCGTCGCCACCTTAACACCATTGATAAAGAGACGCATCGAACCGGCCGAGTACGCCATGGTGACGTGCTGCCACGTGTTTTGAACGACCGTCCCACCGATCGTAAACGGGAGTGCGTTGTGTTGACCGGTGAACGCAGTCCCGTTCGTGCTGAGCAAAAGCGCGTCCGTCGATATAAAAATTGTGCCGCTGACCCAAAACACCCACAGCGCTATGGTGTAGTTGATCGACGCGGGCATGTATGCGACACCGAGCTGTGACGACGCGGGAAAGCCGGTAAAGTACGGCGCGTTCACGAAAGAGACGTTCGGGGCGATAATCTCACTGAGACCGAGGACGCGCTTGTAGACGCCGAGACTGTAAATCTGTGCGATCAGCGATTGGTCCGTCGTGTATGAGGACCGACCGATGTACGTGCTCGTGTACGTATATGTCAACGACGCCTTGATGCTCGGGGTCGACGTCGCAATGGGTGTTACGCCGACACGGTTCCCGGACGCGGCGTAGATGCTCATCTGACCGGTCGAGCCGACGTTCGGATCGTAAATGGCGACGACCGTGTACACGACCCCGGTCTCAAAGGGAAAGCCGGATGTCACGACGCTTTGGTTGCTACCAGTCCCGATTCTGTAGGTGAACCTGAGGTTGTTCGTCCCGCCCACCTTGGTCAGGATCAGCTGGTTGACGCCGTTCGGACCCGTGGAGAAATCGAGCAGACGCTGAAAGTCTGTCGCTTCAAGACCCGACGTGTTGTTCGCCGTGAACATGAACGTCACTTTGATCGACACGCCTGACGTTCCGAGCGCGATCGTCTGTGTCCCGAAATTGATGTACGGGCCGGTGGCTGACGTGAGCCCCGTGCCTGGGAAGGTGACGTACTGACCCGGCTTGAACACGACACCGCCGCCTGTCGTCGAAACGGGCGACGTGTTCTTCGGGGTCACTTGTATATCTGGAGCGGAACCGAAAAGACGCGTTGTGGCGCGCGTCCTTACGTTGCCGGTGTTTGTCACGGCGAACGCCATCTGTTATGTGTATAGGGAAAAATCTAACCCGTACGGGTAATCCTGATGTATCCGTGGCCAGTGTTCGTGCCGAGGTCTGTGATTAAACCTGCGTTTGTATAACTGCTACCGCCTCCGCCTTCTGAGTTGTTGCCTGAACCGCCACCGCCGCCGTTGTACCCTCCGCCACCACCACGCCCGCCGTACTCCGCTACGTAACCACACCCGCCGCCGCCGCCGAAGCCTCCCGGGCGACAATTGGGTTCATCCGTCACTGTACCGCCATTGAATGTCGCACCGGTCGTACCGAGACCCATGCCGCCTCCGCCGCCTCCGCCGCCTTGACCTTGATCGGGTGCACCGGTTCCGCCGTTTATATTGTTACCGGCTCCGCCGTTATAGATACCACCCAGTGCAGCTTGGCCGCCTTGGCCGCCGCCCCCGCCCGTCCCTGCAGCACCTCCGGCACGCCCGGCATTCGATGCGCCTGTAGTTGCCACGGTACCATACTGACCATCACTGCCCTTTGGTCCGCCCCAACGACCACCGCCTCCTCCGCCGGCGACGAGGAGAATGTTTGCAGAGGCAATTGAACCGGTATACACCCATGATGCACCACCTCCACCGGCTGACAAATCTTTCGCGGTGATTACCGCAGTATTGTCACCACCAGTCTGACCGACGACGCACCAAAGTTGCGTGTACGCCGAAAGTGAGATGCCTGAACGACTTATGACGCGACCGTTACCAGCATTGGCACCCGCGGGATTACCGCCACGTGCACCCGCGATCGTGATTGAGTACACTCCACTACGAGCGATCGTGATAACTTGGATGCCGCTCGACAAAAAGAGCGCGTATGGCGTGCCTGCACCCGGAATGGTACCGTATGTAATAGCCGTCGGTCCCGTACGCCCAGTCTTTCCCATGTTGGTGAACTCAAACTGAGTGTTGATCGTCGCGATAGTTCCTGTGTAGACGAAGCCAGCCGTCTGTGACACAGCGGCCGTACCACCGCTTCCACTTGCATTGACTGACGCGACCGTGAATGTATACCCTGTACCATCCACGAGACCGGTGATCGTGGCTGTATTGGTGCCATACGTCACCGATCCACCGCCCGTGGCCACGTACGACGTTGCGCCCGTCGCAGCCGTCCATGACAAGTTGACTTGGGTCGTACCGGTGATCGTCGCAGTCAGGTTGGTCACGGCGGCTGAGAGGGTTGGTCGAGCAGCCAGAGCCGTCGATGCAGTACTTCCGCTCGCATTGACAGCTGTCAATGTGAACGGACCGTACGATGTGCCGGCCGTGAGACTCGAGATTGTGGTTGGTGAAGCCGTGATACCAATGATGGTCGTGAACCCTGTGCCTGACAGGTTATATGACGTGGCACCGTTCACTGTAGCGAATGTGAATGTCAGCGAAGTTTGTGTAGCGCTCGAGAATACGAGTGTCGGTGCTGGCGGCAATGTTCGAATTGTCCCGGACGTTCCGGCTGCGCCTGACTGTGCGCCGTTGAATCCCGTCGGACCCGTCGCCGTCACGGAGAATATGTACCCGTTACCGGCAGTCAGACCCGTAAATGCAGCCGACGTTGCCGACAGACCTGATTGTGATGTTGGTGTTGGCGTCCCGGTTCCGGTGATTCCATACACCAATGTACTCGCGCCACCGCTGGGTCTTGTCCATACGACCGTAAACCCAGTGGTCGTCGGAGAGGGGGTGACCGATAAGCTCACGGCAGTCGGTGCGGTCGGCTTTGTATATATTGTACCCGGAACACCCGTGCCTGTGGTAGTTGATCCACCGACCGTCCCGGTACCACCGAGTCCACCGTATGACGTGATTGTGATCGGTCCATAATTTGTGTTTGGCGTGCGGGTCGAAAAAGTGATTGTTGTCGCGTTGACCGTCGTCGTCGTGATGTTCGTACCGGCGAGACCGTATGACTGTGCACCGGCTGCACCCGTCCAGTTGAGTGTGAATGAAGTCGTCGTCGTCCCCGTCACATTAAGACTCGTCGGTGCCGCGATCGCCGTAGTGACTGCCGAAACCTGGTTCGAAGCTGCGGACGTCCCGCCCGAGTTGGTTGCCGTCAGTGTGAATGGGCCGTATGTCGTTGCGCCCGTTAGCGCCGTGCCACTACCCAGTGTGTATGACGTTGTCGCGGCTGTTCCGGCGAACGTGACGAACCCACTCGGAATGTTTGCACCCGTGAGTGTGTATGACGTGATTGTTCCACCGGGCGATGTCCATGTGAATGGAATGGTCGTTGCAGTTGGAGTTCCGGCTGCGAGGCTCGACGGCGCACTCGGCGCCGTGTATGCCGTGATCGAACCCGTCGTGCCACCGAGCGTCGGGCCGCCTGAAACTGGTGGCATGTTGTTGCGCGACTGGAGCGTGAATGTGTAACCCGTGCCGGGACTGGCGAGACCAGACACGGTATATCCCGCCGACTGAGTTGTAGCCGGATTGAGGGTCGTGGGTCCACCAACCAGAATGTACGACTCGGCGCCCGTCGCATTCGTCCACGTGAGGACAACTGTTTGCGTCGTCGCTGTACCAGCCTGTTGCGTGAAGCTCGTCGCGGCGGCTGCGAGCGTCTTGATTTGTGATGTCACGACAGATGCTCCGGCAAAACCCGCCGAATTGTACGACGTGATTGTGAACGCTCCGTTCGTCGAACCGGCCAACACGGTACTCGAGTTGACAGTCAGGCCGAGACCCGTCTGGGACGTGACGCCCGTCCCGGAAATGCCGTACGTCGTTGCAGTTCCGACGCTCGGCGCCAACCAGTTGATAGTGAACGTCGTCTGTGTCATGTTCGTAAAGACTGCACCTGATGCCCCTGTCGTTACGGTCGTCGCTGAAAGTGTCGGCGCGTTTGTGAGTGTAACAAGGGCGGCTGAAGCGGCTGACGTTCCACCGTTACCGCTCGGATTCACGGACTGAACCGTAAACGTATAGCTCGTATTGGGGTTGAGATCCGTGAACGTTCCACCTGACGCGAGCGTCTGTGGCGACGTCGCGACTGCCGGTGACGACGTCACTTTGTATGACGCGGCACCGGTCGCTGCCGCGAATGTGACGATGATCGATGTTTGGGTCGCACCACTGAGTGTCGCGGTTCCGGGGGCCGGCGAAAGCGTCTGGACGTTATTTGTCGTGACGGTCGAACTGTTTCCGCCCGAGTTGACAGCCGTGATTGTATAGTTGTACGTTTTGCCGGGGGTGAGCCCCGAGAACGTCGCCGTGACGGTCGGTGCCGTGATTGATTGGGTGGACGGAGTCGAAAGTACACCGCCATCCGTCGACGCGATAATGACACTGTATGTCGACGCGCCGCCGACCGGCGCGATCCAGTTGACGGTCATCTGTGCCTGCTGAATTGACGTAAACACACCGCCAATGTTTGTACCCGAGAGAGTCACCGGGTTCGGCAGAGTGAATCGAGCTGCTGAAGCGATCGACGTATCGCCGTTTCCGCTCGCATTGACAGACCGGACTGTGAATGTATACGCCGTGTTTGGACTGAGATCCGTGAATGTGTACGGGTAGACTGCCGATGTCTGTGCCGTTACAGTGGATACAGGTGAAGATGTGAAGATGTTACTCGTGGCGCCTTGGGCGAATGACGATACCGCGATTTGAATCTTGGTGGTTCCACCGGATGCAGCGTTGAAGCCCGTGAGTGTCGGTTGTCCGGGTGCAGGTGAAAGCGTCTTGGCGGCTGTCGTCGCCGTCGTGAGATCTCCCGTACCGGATGCATTGACGGACGACACGGTGAATGTGTAGCTGTACCCGGGTGACAGACTCGTAAAGTTTGTCGATGTACCGATGATACCAACTTGGGTCGTCGGTATTGTTCCGCCGGCCGGTGACACGGCACCCGAGACCGTGTATGACGTCGCCCCCGTCGCGCCCGTCCACCCGACCGTCATGGTTGTGAGACCGTATGCACTCGTCGTCGGTGCCGTAACTGCTGCCGGCAACGTGAACACGGCGGCGGTTGTGACCGACCCACCTGCACCGCTGGCGTTGATCGACTGAATCGTGAATGTGTACGACGTTCCGGCCGTCAGGCTCGTGAATGTCGCCGTGACGGTCGGTGCCGTAATTGTCTGGGTCGTCAGACCCGGGCACGACACGTAGTAGCCCGTGGTTGTGCCGATCGCCGGTGCGATCCAGTTGACTGTGAGTTGAGTTCTTGTGATCGATGTAAATACGCCGCCGATGGACGTCCCTGAGATTGTCGGTGCGGCCGGTAGAGTGAACCGGGCTGCAGAGTCTGTGAATGCGCCGCTGCCGCTCGAGTTGGACGGCGTGATCCGGAACACGTAGGACGTACCGGCCGTGAGCGAGTAGCCCGACCCACCGGCCGGGAAAGTTGCACTCGACGTGTTTGCCGCCAGGACGAGAGAAGTGTACCCGCTGACGCTTGGTGTCGACGTGATTGTATACTGAGACTCGCCGGTCACGTCTGTCCACGAGAGGTCGATCGACGTTTGCTGCGGGTTCGACGTGTTGAGCGTCGTAACAGCCGCCGGGATCGTAAAGTATCCCACGGACGTCGTCGATGCCGGACTTGTACCGGACGCATTCACCGACCGAATCGTGAATGTGTAAGAGATACCTGGCGAAAGATCCGGGAACGTGTATGATGTTCCCGACAGACCACTTCGGGTCGTCGACACGGGCGTCGTCGTGATCGTGTATGATGTCGCACTAAGTGCCGCGGCCCAATTGAGATTGACCGTCGTGGTGGTTGCGTTGCTTGGTGTGATGCTCACCGGTGGGTCCGGAAGCGTGAGCGCCGATGCCGATGTCGTCGACGTTTCGCTCGTCCCAGATGCGTTGACTGATACAATCGTAAATGTATAGCTCGTACCGCTAGCCAGCCCCGTGAAACGGAGGTTCGTCGGCGTCACACCAGCGACTGTCCCTGTTGTCGGCGTCGACACGACCGTATATGACACGGCACCAACCGCGCTCGGCCATGTGAGATCGATGTAGTTGATCGCGGCGGCCGGTGCAGGGGTGAGACTCGCCGGTGGAAGCGAACGCGTAATCCTGGATGCAGATGTTGTCGTTCCGCCCGAGCCGCTCGAGTTGACTGCTGTGACCGTGAATGTGTGTAACGTACCCGCCGTGAGCCCAATGAATGTCCCACCAGGTGTGAGTGTCTGAGTCGGTGTACTCGACGCCGGTGATGATGTGACGGTGTACGACGTGGCGCCTGTCGACGCGGGCCATGTGAGATCCATCGTAGTTGTCAATGGGTTACTCGTCGTGACGCTCGCGACCGACGGCGAAAGCGTGTACACGGCGGCAGAGGATGCGGTGACTGTTCCTGACCCTGACGCGTTGATCGATGTCACAGTGAATGTGTATTGAATACCGGCAGTCAGACCCGTGAATGTGTATGCGCCCCCAGGTGATGCCGTCTGCGGCGACGTTGCGACGGCGGGCGACGATGCGATCGAGTACGACGTTGCGCTGAGCGCATCCGTCCACGTGAGTCCCATCGTGGTTTGTTGAGGATTGGTTGTTACTAAACTCGTGACTTCGGGTGGCAGAGTAATCCTGGACGTGTTTGATGTTCCGCCGTCACCGGTTGCGTTGGTCGCAAGCACGTAGTACGTATAAAGAACGCCGGCACTGAGCCCCGTCTTGGTGAGCGTCGTTCCGGTTGTCGTTTGGGTTGTAGTCACGGGTTCTGTGGTCACGGTATACGTGACGAGAATGTCGCTCGGTGATGCGGTCCACGAAAGGCCCATCGTCGTGTTTTGTGGGTTGAGCGCCGTCAGATTGAGTACGGCTGCCGGACGAGTCACGATCGACGCGTCCGAAATCACCGACCCGCCGTCTCCACTCGCGTTGACTGACGTCACCGTGAATGTATACGTCGTCCCACCCGCCAGACCCGTCTTTGTGAAAGTTGTGCTGCTGGTCGTCTCGGTGGTGGACACGGGCGTCGTCGTAATCTTGTATGACGTCGCGCCGGTCGATGCAGTCCACGTGAGATCGGCTGTCGTAATCTGCGGATTACTCAGCGTAAGGTCCGTGACTGCTAACGGAAGCGTGGTGAAGCTCGCGCTGGACACTGTACCACCGTTTCCGCTCGCATTCACTGATTGAATGTTGAAGATGTAGGATGAGCCAGATGACAGACCTGTCTTTGTGATTGACGTACCGCTTGTCGTTTGGGTGGTCGTCGGCGGCGTCGTCGTAATAGTATATGACGTGGCACCGAATGCAGGCGTCCATGTGAAATCGATGGTCGTAAGACTGGCGTTGCTCGGCGTGAGGTTCGTCACGGCGGCTGGCTTGGTCAGAATGGATGACGACGTAGTTGAATCACCCGATCCAAACTCATTCGTCGCCGTGACTGTGAACGTGTAAACCGTGCCGCCGCTCAGTCCCGTGAAAGTATACGTGGGATCGATCGACGTCTGGGTCGTGGTCGCGGGTGTCGTCGTGATGCTGTATCCAGTCGCACCATATGATGGGGTCCATGCGAGATCAACCGTCGTAATCTCACCGTTGCCCAGTGCAAGGTTGGTGATTGCGTTCGGGATGACAAAAGACGACGAAGTGCTCGTACCACCAGTACCGAACGAATTGATGGCCGTCACGCTCACCGTATAGTCGACGCCGATTGAGAGCCCAGTCTTGACGATCGATGTGGAAGACGTCGTCTGGGTCGTGGTGGCGGGGACAGTCGTGATCCTATACGAGTTCGCGCTCGGGCTCGCCGGCCATGTTACGGTGACGCTTGAAAGACTGGTGATTACGACGCTCGAGATGGCTCCGACCGCCGCGGCCGGTATTACGAACGTCACGGAACTCACGCTCCCACCCGTACCGGCCGGAACGTTCGAAACCACCGTAAACAGGTATGAGGTTCCACCAATCAGACCCGTGAATGTGAGTGACGTTCCGCCCGTCGTCTGAGTTGTCGTGGCGGGCGTCGACGTGATGCTATACCCCGTGGCACCGTTGCCAGCCGTCCACGAAAGGGGAATGCTCGTGTCCGATATTGATCCGAGCACCAAGTTTGACGGAGCGGCCGACGTATACATATTGGCCGAAACGATCGGTGATGAAAAGGCGCCGATGAAGTTCCCTGATTTGATCGTAAACGTGTACACTGATGCGGCGGCCAGACCCGTGAACGTGTACGACGTCGCGGTCGTCGTCTGGGTCGTGGTTGCTGGCGTCGTGGTAAGTGAATATGACACGGCGCCCGATCCAGCGACCCATGAGAGCGAAATGCTCGGGTTTGATGTCGACCCAGTCTGAACAATGGATGAAACTGGTCCGGCGCCAGGCGCTGACGTGTATGACACGTTCGTGCTCGACGTGCCGTAGAAGCAGACGGCCGTCACGCTGAATACGGCCGTCGCTGAAGTGGAGTCCGTTGCGACCGCAAAGGTGATGCCATTGTCATCCGAACTCGAGAAGGAGACGCCGGTCGGCAGGGTACCGTAGGACCACGTGATCGTACCCGTGTACAAAGCCGTCTGGTTGACCGTGAATGTCGTTCCGGCTGACGACGCGATGATGTATGGCGAGGCACTCGTGAGCACTGGCGTGTCACCATACCCGGTGTATACGACGATGATATTCGTGATGCCGTAATCACCCGAGGCTGATACGGTAAAGCTCTGCTGATATGGAATGGCGTACTGATCAACCGCGAATGTGATTTGGGTATCATTTTTCGGGACCGTTTCAGTGATACCGGATGGGAGCGTCGTGTAGGACCATTCGATCTCACCGGTGAGACTGGGCGACGCCGTCTGAAACACACCGAATGTCGTCGGCACGTACGTCGGAATGACAAACGGTGACGCGGCCGAAAGGGCGGGTACGGTCGGCGTGGTGTCGATATAAAAGGTGACGGACGATTTATCACCCGCGATATTTTGAACCTGGACTGTGAAGTTGTCTGAAAAAACACTACCGGGCGAAATAGAGAATGTGATGTACGATGAAGTCGTCTCGTAGACTGAAAACCCGCTCGGCAGAATCGGTGTCACCTGCAGAAGCATGATCGTCTGGCCAAATGGTGACACTGTGAGCGGTGCCGTCGGAACTGTAAAGTTTTTCGTGTAGACGGCGTAGCCGGCGACGATTCGCAAATCGGCAACCGACCCCAGAAACAGCGTGCCGGTGTTGCCACCGCCGATGAAGATTGACCGACCAGACGTATACGACCCGGTGATTATATCGGTCCGTGCAATTTCGACACCATTGATGTACAGCATAGCCATGATGCCTCGGCCGACGATGGCGACGTGGTTCCACAGGTAGGGTGAAAGGACTTTACGCTCGACGCCGACCCGGAACGTGTTCATCTGGAAATAGGTACTCGTCTCATCCTGATAAAACTGCCAATCGATGCGTGACGCGAGATTGACCGACTCTGCACGGGATATGATTGTACCAAAGTTTGTGGTCGACACCCCGTATACCCAAAACTCGATCGTAAACTCGTCGCGTAGAATGTCGGCGTCGAGCTTGGGGTCCGACAGCTCGATCAGCCCTGTGTACGAACCAGCCACTGCATTTTCGTAAGGTGATGCGATGAACACGCTAGGTGCCGTGACTGTTTCCGGCAATGGACTGTTGTCGATGAGCTGCGGCGTGGTTGACCATGCAAGTCTGCCGGTCGCATCGGGATCGGCCGTCTGCTGGACTGAAAACAGCTGCTGAGCCGTGACGATGAACGTCAATTTGCGCGGATTGTCGAGTTTGGGTGATACGTATGACGCCGTGCCAATCACCTGGAAGCCACCAAGGCTCGTCAGCGTGCTCGTCGAGTTTGTCGCGGTGGCAATGTACCGGAAGGTTGTGTATGCGGTAGTGACTCCGGGCACGCTGACCACGGTTGTGAAAAAGTCGGTTGCATTCTGGACACCAGTGCCATCATAGACGGAATGCCATACGATGCCGTCATTTGAACCGACAATCATGTAAGCGGTCGCGTTTGCACCACCAACCTCGATGAGTTGAATCGCGGTCAGGACGATCGCGTCTGGGATTTTGAGCTGAATCCATTCACCACCGATCGTGTCATTATCTACGACGGTCGTCTGTGCGCCGGTGTACACGCCAGCGGTGTACACACCGGACGACGAAGACCATTCGACATTCTCGGTGAACGAAAACGCGTTCGACATGTTTGTCGAGACGGACGATGCTGCCATGATATACTCCCCGTTACCGTACGGTTGGCCGTACACATCGTACGTCTGCGGGTTGGTTGGCGTCGCCAAGAAGAGCGACGCTGACGGGTACGACATTCCGGGCGGAGGGCCGTTTGCTTGAAATTCACCACCGTCGGTCAGCGCACCGATCGTCGTTCCGCCAAAGTTCATCGTCACGGCGGAAGCGACACTGGCTGAGACCACGACACCCAAAACCGTTGAAACCTGTGCCAAATTCGTCGCCTGGACCACGATGTTCTTGACAAAGTACGTCTCGGCCGCAAAGGTGTACGTGATGCCGCTGTCGGATGTCGCGACCGTCACACCAGCCGGTGGGATGGTGTACGTCCATGCCATTGCACCCGGTGACGTTTGTGCGATGGTGAACGTTTGCACCGTCGTCGTGTTGAGCGCCAGTTGTGTAGGCGACACGAGCACGGGCTTGACGGCAGCAGTGACGGTGAGCGCTACCGAAACCGTCACGCCAATGACGTTGGTGGCCGTGACGGTGATGGTCGTCGGTGCAAAACTTGTACCGGGTACCAATGAAAACGTGAGGCCCGAATCGGTCCGTGTCAGAGTTGTACCGGGAAGCTGTGGCGAGTATGACCATGTGATTCCACCGGTGTACGGCGCGGTTTGTCCGATCACGAAGGCGTTCCCCGAGAACGTGTCGAGATTCTGGGCACCGGGTGATACGAGAACGGGTGTTCCGGCAGCTCGGATGGAAAACTGAAGAGGTGCAGACGTAAGACGGGTCACGGGATTAAATGCCGTGACCGAGAACACCGTCGGCGTCGATATGATGGCACCCTGTGCAATGCGGAGCGTCGTTCCGCTATTCGACTGGCTTTCGTACGTGATGGTCGCAGGGGGGTAGCCGCCATTCCACACGAGCGTTCCGGTTGCGGTCGGGTTCACCGTCTGACTGATGACAAATGTCCGTGAGATGGACGAATCGGCAATCAGGGTTGTCGCCGCGGCCGACAACACAGGCGTCGATCCGGACGTGAGCGTGATGGTCCTCGACGCCGAAACACCGAGTATGTTTGTCGCCGTGACGGTGAATGGCACGTTCTCGCGCGCCGGGCCGCCTACCGTCAGCGAAAAGGTGATTTGGCGATCGTCCGATGACACGAATACCGGTCCGGCTCCGCCGGTATAAGACCATGTAATCATGCCGGTCGCACTTGGCATGACCATCTGCGCCAGCGTAAATGTCTTGAGAGTCGATGTCTCGAGGAATTGGTCGACGCCCGTGACAACCGGGGCAATGTACGCACTGATGTCAAAAGCGATCGGTGTTGAGGCGATGCCGGCACCATTCGTCGCCGTGACAATCATGGTGGTCAGTTCCACATTCTTACCCGGGTCGATGCCGATGACGAGTTCAGTGTTGGATGAAGACACGAGCCGTGCACCGCCGGGAAGTTTGTACGACCATTGAATACGACCGGTTCCTGCAATCTGACTCACCTTGAATGAACGAAACTGGGTCGTCGTATCGAATGTGAGCGGCCCGGGTGAAACAAGAATAGGTTTGACCCCCGCGGCGAGACTGATCGTCCGAACCGCCCGCTGACCAACCTGATTCGACGCCGTGACTACAAATGACTGTGGTTCTAGATTGAGGTTTGCCGGGACGAGAAATGTAATCTGGGTTCCGTCCGACGAAAAGACTGAAACCCCGTTCGGTAATGCATATGACCACGTAATGGTTCCGGTGCCTGACGTCGCGGCCGTCTGGAGCACCTGGAATGTCTTTTGCGTCGTCGTATCCAATATTTGGTCTACGGCACTCAGTACTGGCCGTACACCTGCCGCGAGTGTGAAGCTTGCGCTCACCGCGGCCATATTCTATAGTGCTATTATTGTTGCTGGCAGCTCACGCGAGAGTCAACACAGGGTACCGGACGATGACGATACCCGAACCACCGGACCCGCCATTGTTTCCAGTGCTTGGTTCGCCGTCGGCTCCACCACCACCGCTGCCACTGTTTGCTGCGGCATCTGCGCCAACCACGCTGAAATTGCGTGCACCACCGGCGCCGCCGGCTGCGTACACCCTGCTCGTGCCTGATATGCTCGACGTGTACCCGGTACCACCCGGAGTTTTTACACTGCTACTGAAAACGCTCTGCCCGACTGACGTTGCGCCACCACCTCCACCACCGCTCCGACCGGTCGTCGAGTTATTGTCCAAAGACGATCCGCCCGCATTTCCAAGTCCGAGTGTCGCAGTAGAGGCAGCACCACTCGCTGCGCGCTCGGCGCCGCCTCCCGACCCTCCAGACAATCTTCCAGCCCCAGTGCCGTTTCCGCCTCGCCCACCGCCGAGCGCCGTCAGACTTCCGAAAACCGAGTTTGCTCCACTGGTTGAATTTTGTATCGTAAATGTTCGGATACCAGATAAACCTCCAGCTCCAACAGTCACGGGCGTCGTTCCGTTTACGGAAATGCTCGATCGGTAAATCAATTCGCCGGCACCGCCTCCACCACCACTCTGATTGCTCCTCTGGTACCCACCGCCACCGCCGCCCGCCACGACGAGAACCTCGACATTTATTGGGCTCTCGGCCGTGAATGTACTCGTCCCAACTTCCATGAACGTGTGGATTCGGTAACTGCCGATATCCTGGACCGTATCACCGCCGTATGCGGGTACCGGAGTTACCGAAACTTGGAACGTCTGTGACGTGACGAGTGACCCGGCTGCGATCGTAAACACTAATTGGGTGTCGGAGTATGATGCGACTGTGACGCCGGCGGGTAGGGCGTTGAGGACCGTCCATGCAATCGGTACATTGTACGGGTTGTAGTAGCTGACCGTGTACGTTTGCGTGGTGGTCGTGTCGAGCGTCACGGGCGTCGGTGCAGTGATGCGCGTGTACAGACGCTGGTAATCGAGAACCTGTGTTGCCAGGTATTTGAGAGGACCGGCGAATCGCTGAAACTCATTCTGGTCCGGAGTGATGAGCGTACGTTGCGTCTGCGTGATGAGGAGCCGGTGAGGCTGGTCGATAAACCAACTGCGTTCTTGTTCACTGAGATGGAGAAGCGTCGCCCACAACTGGATGGTATACGTCGACGACAACGTCTTGATACGAATCGACAGATCGTGATACTTGAGGGTACACAGCGGGAATGCGCGTGACCAATCCTGACAAAAGAAGAAGTGCAGGGGGTAAAATCCAGTCGGCGTCGGGGCGCGCTGCGACCATGTCGACGCCTCGAGGACCGGCCATACCTGTGACGAGTACGTATAGTCTTGCGTGTCGACGAGTTGACCGCCGATGACGAGCTCGACCGAGTCGATGATTCCAGCCCATGAAGTCAAGGGCACGAGCTGGCCAGTCACTTTGTCGTGCGCCGTGAGATGACACGCGCCGAGGAGGTCGCCGTATCTGTCAAACCGACACGATCCATCTGCTTCAAAATTCATTTTTTTGAGTTCGATACCAAAAGGCACACTGTGCCGGTACATTGATCGAAAAAATGAAACTTGGGGGTTGCCTGAAAGCCACTCATCCTGTGGCCCTTCGGCTAAGAGTTGCGCACCACCGACGCTACTCATGTCTAAGTTTTAGTGAGATTTTAAGAAGAGTACAAGACGGCACCCATACCGTTCTGGATACGGAGCACGTTATAGTTGACCGCGTACACGTACGGCGACGTCGACATGCCAGCGGCAGTCGTGGCAGCGGCAGTCGTGCCCTGCACAATGCTCTGCAGCGTGATGTTGGACGGCGTGATCAGACGGTACGTGTCGATGCGCGAGAAGTTGAGCGTACCGGTCGGCTGCAGCTTGGACGTGTCCAGGCAGTACGGCACGATCGCCACGTTGGACACGGCGCCGCTGTAGGGAGCGTAGCCGTTCGGCGTGTGGTAGTACTGGTTGGCATCCACCCACGAAAGGAGAGAGCGAGACTCCCCAATGTCCGTGCCGTTCACCTGCGTCTTCAGCTGCAGCGACGACGCGTTGGTCGCATTCAGGCCGTACGCCTGCACGTAGTTGTTGGACTGGAACGCCAGATACTTGACTGGGTGAGCGAACGCCAGCTCCATCACGGGGGCGTTCGGCACAAATTGGCGCTGGACCTGCGTGATCAGCATATCCTGGGGCGTCTTGGCAAAGTAGTCGCGCTCGCCCTCGGCTAGGTAGATGAAGTTGGTCCAGACGATGTACTGCAGATCCTGGTACTTGGCGGGCGACAGGGACGTCCCACCGCTGAAGGCTGTCTGGTTCAGTCTGGCTGCCCACGTGATGCGCAGCTCGACGTCGTGATACTGCAGAGCCACTAGGGGCAGCGCAGACTGCCAATCCTTGCAGAAGAAGAACTTGAGCGCCTGGAACGAGTTGACGTTGAAGCCCGCCTGCGTCGGCGTGGTGCCTGGGCTGTAGATGGGCAGCAGACGCTGGTTCGTGTTCGTGGCACCGACGACCGGCTCGATGTTGTTCATGAAGTACGCGTCCTGAGTGTCAATCACCTGGCCGCCGATCAGCAGTTCAATCTTGTCGATGACCTCGGCCCACTTCAGCAGAGGTACGTGGGCACCGGTCGAGTCACGAGCAGTCAGGTACACGTAGGACATCAGGTCACCCTTCTTCTCGAAACGGATCGTGGAGATGCCGCCGGCACTTGGCGTCCCCTGAATGAGCTGGCGCTCAACAGTGTTGGCAAAGTGCGTGTACCGCTTGTACGTCGAGCGGTAAAATGAAACCTCTGGCTTCCCCGTCAGATATGCGTCCTGAGCGCCGATTGCGACGAGTTGAACAATGCCACCGCTCATTTATCAGAGGTCAACCTTTTTTTTTCAAAGTTACGCCTTGGCGTAATCGACAAATGCGGGCTGAGCCAACGGGTTCTTCGCCCGGATATCCTTGGCCAGGTTAAAGTCAATCTTGGCTTCACTGTTCCCCTTGAAGATGTTGTCCTTCTGGTACTGCGGTACGACGTAGCGCTGACCGTGTGAGCCGTCCGCCGGGCGAACAGGCAGGGAGCTCGCCTCTAGACGGGTCGTCGTGCCTGCTCCGATCATACCGATGGCGTCTTGGCGGACGTTCATGTTGCCCGGATTAGCCGCCCGATCGGGGTTGACACGGTTGTTCGTGCTGCGCGTCTGACCGTTGTTCATGAGCGTGCTGTCATATCCCTGGCTGATTGAGAACTGTGCAGGTCCGTCGCCCAGGTTGTCGTCACGGTAGCCCGTCTCTTGACGATTGGTCGTGCGGCGAGTCTTCTGGAAGTCCGGCCGACCCTCTGGTGCAGTGAGAGCACCGCCCTGCCCCTGGCCGCGGTTCTGGGTCGGCTCACGGTGCCACGCCTTGGTCTCCTTGGCGTGGTGAGTAATCTCACCCATCGTCGTCCCACCGTTTTTGATAAAGGAGTTGGCCGGACCACCCCACGTGCCTGGAAGGGTCGACAGGCGCTCTTCATTCATGTTCGTCGGCTCGATACGGAAAAACTGCTGGAACCCACCTGCGGCTGGCGTGTTGGGATCGAGACCGAGACCGCGGCCGACATACACCTTGTCGGCCGGGTTCAGGTTGTTCATCTTGTTCGTCACAGCCTCGCGGTACGACACGTCATAGACGGGTTGACCGAAGGGGAAACGCTTCCCATCCTTGACAATGTCACCCATGTTCGGTGCAATCTCCTTCGGCCGAAGACGCCAATCGGGGTCACCCGCAAATCCGCGACCAATGTCGGGCGTCATGATCGTCTCGTCAAAGGTGGGGTCCTGGGAGCGACGGAAGCTCTTGAGATCCAGTTCGGCGCGCGTAATCTTCTTGGGTGCGAGCATCGTAGGCACTTGCTGCTGTTCCTCCTTGGCATCGCTGATTTTCTTGCCCGAATAGACAAGACCGACAATCGCTGCCAGGGACAAAGGGTCCATATTACTTTACATCTGCTATAAAAATCCTGGTCCTACTTCTTGGCACCACCATACCGCTGAGCAAAGGACTGCGACTGGTACACGGCATACGTGCTGATGGGATCGTTGAGCTGGACGCGAACCGGCTCATTCACATTGTACAGCGTCGGAAAGTCAAACTTTTCGGCCGTCCAGTACTTGTTATTGCGCGAGCTCGTCTGGGAGCGAAGCGCATCGTCGGTCATGATCATGTCGACGTAGTTCGTGTTGGAAGGACCCTTCCAGATTCCATCCTCAAGGACGACACCGTCCGTCTGAAGCCGAGGCATTCTTTCTAGGTGCGAACATTTTTAACGGTAGCCACCGCCAATGCCGCCACGCATCTGGGTGCGCTCCGGGAAACGAGCGTTCGGGTTGCCCTCTGGGTCGCACGCACCTGGCGTGTCGCGGCACTGAGGCTCGAACGGGCGACCGTAAGCAGCCTGAGCAAAGGCCGCCTGATCGTTGGGAATCGTGGTGCTCGCCGTCGTGTAAAAGTTGCGCTCATAATCACGGCTCTTCTCAAACGGGTGCACGAGCGCAAAGTCATTCTGGACCTCCTCGCGCACTGACGGGTACCATGCAGCCGGTGCACGATCGGGATTGGTCGAATACTCACCCATCAGAATGTTGCCCATGGGGTTGTCGACGGTCGGCATGGTGAACCCTTGCAGCCCCTTGGCGACGTAGGCTGAACGGGCACCCTCTGGGATCATGTTGTTGAAATAAAGACCGTAGAGAACTGCGAGCACGAGCCCGCCGAGCATTACGACACGCGCATCGCGGCGAATCAGGAACAAGAGCACGATGGCGTACACGATGAAACGGGTCGTCGCCTCGACGCGTTCCTTGGCCGACTGGCGGTCCGACGGCCAAAAGTCCATAAGCTTCTCCTGCTTGAACACTTCTTGGGCAATGTCCATATTGAATTACTGCGAGATCTTTTTCTCGAGTCCGGCGAGCCCGCCCGAGCCCATGAGCTGAGCCATCAGACCCGACATGTTCTTCATCAACGCCTCCTCACCGGTGATACCCTCCTCAGTCATCTGCTTGGCGCACTTTTCAGCGACGCTCTCAATCATGCTGAGCGTCTCGGCTGGGAGAGCCGTAATGGTCGATGCCAGAATGTACAGCGTCTGGAGGTACTTCCAGATGGCATCCTTGGTCGTCTGGGACAGATCGTCGGTCCAAATCTTGGCAATGTTCAGATCGCTGAGCAAGGGGACGGAATCCGAATTCTCCTTGAAAAACAGCTCATTCTTCTCCATGAGCTGCGTCGCCACGGGGCTGATCGACTTCATGTAGCTCTCGAGGACCGAGCGCGGACGAGCCTTGCGAATCATACCGAAAGTTGCCTGATACTTGACGAACGACTTCTCCTCGGGGAAGGTGAGTACGAGTTCGTCGAGAAACTGCTGCATCATGTCATTGAAAGCCGAGACGGTGGTCGCCATTTCT